CGGAGGCGGAGAGCGCCGTCGGCGCGGTGGTCGCCCTCACGGGCGAGGTCGTGACCGCGGAGCGCGCCGCAGAGCTGCGACCGATGATCGAGCAGGCCAGCGCGTCGCTCTCTGACGGCGAGGCGGCGAAGTCGCCCGAGCTGTTCCCGCGCTGGGCGGATCACATCGGCGAGACCGTCAAGCCCGGCGACCGCCGCAGCGATATGGACGAAAGCGGCGTGCTGCACGTCTACCGCGTCAACAAAGGTCAGGGCCACACCACGCAAGAGAACTGGCCTCCGCACAGCACTCCCGCAATGTGGACTATCATTGACCTCGAGCATGCTGGTACTCAAGATGACCCGATTCCGGCCGCTCGTGGTATGGAGTATACCTATGGTCTTTATTACAAAGACCCTGAAGACACTAAGTTGTACCTGTGCGAGCGCACGGGCGAGGCCGCCGGCGGGAAGATCGTCTTGCAGTATCTGCCGCATGAGTTGGTGGGGAATTATTTTAAGGCGGTGTAATACGCCGCAGAAAGGGAGCGGGATATGGAAGATTTGGCAAGGGTCGCGTCGGTGTGCTCGGAGATTACGGTTATTCTCGGCGCGCTGGCGCTGCTCATCAAGCCGCTGCGCAACAAAATCCTCGGCCTTGACAAACTGGTGGATGCGCTCAAGTGCGAGCTGCGACACGACATGCTGCATACATACTACCGGCACAGAGAGGACAAATTCATCCGGCAGTATGAGCTTGAGGACTTTTTATACCTTTACAGGGGCTATAAGGCGCTGGGCGGCAACAGCTTCATCGACAAAATCAAGTCGGAAATCGACGAGTGGGAGGTCAGGACGTGAAGCGCACAAAAAAACTCAAAACACGCAACCGTATCCTCTGCGCGGTTGCCGCGTTTATGAGTGTATTCATCGTGTATACCGTCGTGTTCTACAGCATCAAGGGGTGGCAGTGGGATTCCATGTTTCCCTATGTGCTGGGAGTGGGCGGCATTGTAGACGTGATGACGGCGGGCGTCGCCATCGCGGACAAACTATCGGGACGAAAGGAGAAGAACAATGGAACTAATCCATAAGAGACTGGCAAACCTCATGAGCGTCAAGAGCATCGTGACGCTGGTGCTGACGGGTGTGTTCGCGTACATGGCGGTCACGGGCAACATCTCGCAGGACTTTATGACGATCTACGCAGTCATCATCGCATTCTACTTCGGCACGCAGTCGCAGAAGGCACAGGACGTGATCGACGGCAAGGGTGACGAAAATGTATCACAGTAGGGACATTGCCGACCTGCGCGCCGACGTGCGGGCAAACTGCGTCATCTTCCTCGACCTCTGCAAGGAGGCGGGGCTTCCGGTTCTGGTGACGGAAACGGTACGAGATGACGAGTATCAGCGCTATCTTGCGCGCATGGGCTACGCGGCGAAAAACGCGACAAGGCCGACGTTCCACAGCGTCAAGGCAGGGCTTGCGTTTGACATCTGCAAAAATGTCAAGGGGCATGAGTACGACGATCCGTCGTTCTTTGCCCGCTGCGGGCAGATCGGCAAGCAGGTCGGCTTTTCGTGGGGCGGGGACTGGAAAAAATTCCCGGACAAGCCCCACTTCCAATGGGACGATCACGGGAGATATGGGGGCAGTTCGATTTTGACGGGGCACTACCCGCCGGAAATGGAGGAATACATGGATCAGGCAACGTTTAACAAGATGATGGACGCATATTTGGCGCAGCTCGGCACGAAGCCTGTAGCAACTTGGGCAAAGGCGGACTGGGACAAGGCCAAGGCTGCGGGCATCACGGACGGCAGCGCGCCGCAGCGACTGATCACGCGGCAGGAAGTCGTGACGATGATCCAGAGAGCGGCAAAATAACGGTGTCCGATTTGGGCACAGGAAGGAGAGGGCGGCGAAAGCCCACGCGCAAGCGCCTCTGCAAGCCCTACACGGGGCATGGACAGTCAGCACAAGCGTATCCGGGCAGAGTTATCCGCGATGGCCCCACGGCGAGCTGTGGCGTACATCTTATCCTTTGAGCTGCCAGCGGACGAGGCGGCGTGCATCATCGAGTGCGACGTGCGACGCAAGAGCTACGCGCAAGTGTGCGAGGCGCTGCACCTGTCGCCGGAGGCAGTCAACCGCTGCCGCAGGCGGGCATACAAAAAAATCGTAGATGGGCAAAGAGAGCACCGAGGTTAATCGGTGCTCTCTTTTTGTGTTTATATAAGGTCTTTTGGATTCACGCCGATTGCATCGGCAATGGCGATCAGGTTTCTGGCCGTCAGATTCCCGGCGTCGGATTCTCCAAGCTCCACGCGCTGGATCTGTCGGATATTGACGCCGGACTTTTGGGCCAGCTCGGTCTGCGTCATGTCTACCATGCGGCGCGACCATTCTAATTTTGATATCGCGCGGTTGTGGCAGTCGCGTCCGTAGTTGACCAGAGAGCAGACGGTGCAATCTCCGTCTTCTCGCTGGCAGTCGTTGTACTTTCGTCTCATAATTTAACCCCACATATGCTCCGCCGTGTATTCGGCCCATTCGGCCTTCATGGTATTGATGGCCTGCTCGTAGTCCTCACCGTTGATGATGGCTTCCAGCGCTTTCCTCCCGGCGGCGGCCTTGACGTAGTGGTCTGCGTTGGAGTAGTCGCTCGCCTCGAGGTATGCCTTTGCGCGGGGATACTTGGCATAGAGACCGGCCATATCATACTTGGGCTTGGTGCGGACGCCAACGCTGCCGCCAGCCTCGCTCTCAAAGCTTGCGGTAAATTCCTCGTGCCAGCGCTTCACGTCTTCCTGCGCGGCCTTAATCTCACGCAGGCCGGGGATAGCGTTGATCTTCGCCTCGCGCTCGGTGCGGGCGCTTTTCTCAGCCTTGCGCTCCTCCATCAGGACGGCGAGGATATTGGACTTTTTAGCTTTGATCTCGTCTAATTTCCCATCGCGCTTGCAGGCGGCTACCTCGCGGATCGCCAGCATGCCGGTAAGCTCCCAGCCCTTGTCGGTCAACTTGGTCTGCAGGGTGATGTTGTACTTCTCAATGAGTTCCTGAACGGTCATGATTCGCTCCTCCTTTTTTGTCTTAGAAATCTTCGCCTGAAATATACACGGCGACACAGATCGGATCGACGGTGGGATCACCGTCCTCGTTGTAGTGACCGTCAATCTCGGCAATCTGCTCATAGCCCTTGTCCTTGGCCATCTCAACGGCCTCGTCCCAATCAAAACTACCGGTGCCCCAATCGTTATCCTCGGCATCTCTCTGGATCGCGTACCAATTTCTGTTGTTCTCCATTTTTTTATCCTCCTTGGGTTTCCCCTCTCTTTATGCTCTTATTATACGCTAATATTAGCGTAATGTCAAGAGCTTTTTTGAAATATTTTTTGACCAAATATTGACCAAACGATGACCATTTGTAAGGCGCGATCCACGGTATGATTGAGGCAACAAAAGGAGGTGCGCAAAATGTACGAACGACTTTTAGCTTGTGGATTTACCGAGCAAATGGCGATGGACATTTTGACACTGTTCCCCGAACCTGACGAACTGCGCGCTTACGTCTATTTCGCGGAGCTTTTCCATGTATAGCTATTTTAACCCGAATCCAAACGGGCGCAACGTGTCGGACTGTACCGTGCGCGCGATCTGCAAGGCGACGGGAAAGGACTGGGGCGAGGTTTATCTTGCGCTGTGCATACAGGGGTACTTGGACGGTGACTTGCCCAATGCAAACGCCTGTTGGGGCGCATATCTGCGGTCGCTCGGCTATCGGCGCTATATCATGCCGGACACTTGCCCGGACTGCTACACGGTCGGCAGGTTTGCTGATGACCACCCGCGCGGGACATATATTCTCGCGCTTTCTGGTCATGTGGTCTGCGTGCAGGACGGTGTAATTTATGACAGCTGGAACAGCGAGAACGAAATCCCGCTTTATTACTGGGTAAAAGAAACGGAGGAATGAACATGGCGTATCCCTATTTCAACCCCTATTATCCGCAGCCAATGCCGGATAACCTCATGCAGATGAGGCAGATGCAGCAGCCCATGCAGCAGCCTATGTCGCAGCCAGTGCAACAGAACCCCATCGCACAGGGCGGCGTGCAGTGGGTAAGCGGCGAGCAGGAGGCGAGAGGCTATCTCATCGCGCCGAACTCCGCTGTGGCGCTGTGGGATTCTACCGCGCCGACTGTGTATCTCAAGCAGGCGGATGCAAGCGGCAAGCCGACGCTCAAGATTTACGACCTTGTAGAGCGCGCAGAAACGCCCCACGCAGCGCCGCAGGAAAAGGGCGTGGAATTTGTCACACGCAAAGAGTTTGACGCGCTGGCGACTCTTGTGGGCGAAATAAAGGGCAAAAAGAAGCGCAAGGTCGAGGAGGACGATGACGATGAATAATCCCTTTTTCGGTGCGCTCGGCGGCGGGAACGGCTTCATGCAGATGATGCAGCAGTTCCAGCAATTCAAGGAAAATTTTCATGGTGACCCCAAAGCGGAGGTTGAAAAGCTCTTGCAGAGCGGTAAGCTCAACCAGCAGCAGTTGAACCAGTTGCAACAGATGGCAAAGCAGTTTCAAAGCCTGATGCAATAAATCAACTACGCAGTTGATTTATTGCACTAAGAATCAACCAAACAGTTGAATGATAAGCAAAGTCTAAGCAAGTTTTAAGGAAGTTTTAGGCAAGGCGTTTGCTTAACGTTTCGCAAAATCAACATCGTGGCCACGATTTGATAAATTTTTTTAAGGAGTGATTTTATGTCTCTTTCCGATGGTACACCCATGATGACGATGCCTGTCGCTCCCGCAAACAGCGGCAATAGCGGTGGCTTCGGCTGGGGAGGTGACGGCGCATGGCTCATTATTCTCTTCCTCATTTTTGCTGTCTTTGGCTGGGGCGGCAACGGCTGGGGCAACAACGCCGGTAATTCCGGCGGCGTGGTCGACGGCTACGTGCTGACCTCTGATTTCGCTAATGTCGAGCGCAAGATTGACAGCGTAAATCAGGGCCTTTGCGACGGATTTTACCAGCAGGCGCAGCTTGTCAACGGCACCAACATGGCGATGGCAAACGGCTTTGCACAGGCCGAGCTTTCCCGCAGCAACCAGCAGGCGGCGCTGATGCAGCAGCTCAACGCCATGCAGATGCAGGCCGCAAATTGCTGCTGCGAGAATCGCGCAGCTATCGCGCAGGTGCGCTATGATATGGCGACGCAGGCGTGCGACACTCGCAACACGGTCAACACGGCAGCCCGCGACATCATTGACGCGAACAACCAGAACAGCCGTGCCATCCTCGACTTCCTCACGCAGAGCAAGCTGTCCGATCTCCAGACCGAGAACCAGAATCTCAAATTGGCCGCGTCTCAGGCTGCACAGAATAACTACCTCATTTCGCAGCTTCGCCCGTGCCCTTCACCGGCTTACATTACCTGTAACCCGTGGGCGGGGAGCGGCTATGGTGGCTGCGGTTCCGTCTGCGGCTGCTGACAACTGCATAGCATAGCTTTTTGCCGACAACGGCAAAATGGTCGGCCCCGTGCCGATACTACGACAACGCGGCGGGGCAATAGCTCCGCCGCTGTATTTTAACCGGGTCGAAATCGACCCCTTTAGAAAGGACTGATTATTTTGGCAGAGTACACAAATGCGAATATTGTGAGCGTAGCCGCAGGCCAGAACGTTCCCCTGACCGAAACGGCAGTCAATAGCAAGCCCTGTATCGTGCATCGTCAGGGCGCAGGCATTGTCACGCTGCGCGGCCTCACCAATCAAAACCGCGCCCTGTTTAGGGTCTCCTTTGGCGGAAACATCGCTATTCCCACCGGAGGCACGGTTGAGGCCATCACGGCGGCGCTTGCCATCAACGGAGAGCCGCTGACCAGTGCAACGGCGACTGTCACGCCTGCGGCGGTAGAAAACTACTTTAACATTTATGTTTCCGCGCAGGTCTGCGTCCCGAAAGGCTGCTGCCTGACGGTTGCAATGGAAAACACCAGCACTCAGACCGTCAACTTCGCCAACTCGAATCTGACGGTTGAGAGAATCGCGTGAAAGGAGAATGGACATGAGCAAGAAAGCAATGTATGATCTGCGCAATATGCTGTGCGACGAACTCGACGAGCTGGCACGCAAGGGCGAGCTTGGCGCGGGTGATCTCGAAATTGCGCACAAACTGACGGCCACCATCAAGAACATCGATAAGATCGAGATGATGGAAGACGGCGGCTATTCCCGCGACGGAGACTGGCAGCCGGGTATGCGCGGCGCTTATGACCGCGATATGTCCAATGCGAGACGCGGCACGCATTATGTGCGCGGCCACTATTCCCGCGACGGCGGCATCGACAACATGAAACGCCAGTTGCAGGAAATGCTGGACAACGCCGACGACGAAAGCATCCGCAGAGCTATCCAGCGCTGCATGGACACGATCGAGGGCTAAAGGGGGTGCGCCCCTATGGTCGATGAGAATGAGGTCAAGCGCTGGATAGCTCGCCTTGAAACGGAAGAATCAAGCTGGACAAATTATGAGCGCCTTGCCGTGCTGTATGCCATTCGTGACCAGCAAAGCAGCAGAGAGAGGGCTTTACCAACGGCATACTCCGCAGCGCCCGCGCCGGTTAGCGTCGAAACATACGGCGATAGCGACTTTCTGCGGGCGGTGGCAGATGTTCCGCCGGACAAGGCGTGGGAGATCATGGACGAGCTGATGGACAGCTTGAAAATTGTGAACGAGCGCGTATACAACAGCGTCATGCGGAAGCTGGAAAAATAAGAACACCCCCGTCGTAAGGCGGGGGATTCTTTTGGGCATAATTTACCTTTGGGAACACGATGGTCAAATATGCCTAACGTGGCGTTACAAAAAACGCGCCGTCATCATCTGCGTCAATTCTCCGGATAAAGCGCGTCCAGAATTCTTTTTTCTCTTCCCGTGAGTAAGTGTCATATTCAGCAAGTCCATTTCGCAGCGCGTCAAGGTTTGTTTTCGGTTTTTCCTCTACTGCTTCAATGGATTTTTTTAATGTGGCGTACTCTTTCTTATATTCGTCCAACTCGATCAAGTCGTTAAGATAAAGCGTTTTCAGCTTACCCATTTTCTTTCTTATCGCGTCCGCGCTTTGCGTGGGCTTTTTTTCTGCCTTTTTGTAATAGCGGTTGTTTCGCTCGGCAATTCCCTCAAGCTCATGCAATAAGTAATCTTCCAGCGCGTCTTCGCGGATTCTCTTTTTATGCTGGCACGCGGAGTTGTCAAGCATTCGCGTCCGGCATCGGTAATAGATATAAATTTTCTTTGCCGTTTCCGACTGCATTGTTTTCCCGCATTCTTTGCAGTGTAGCAAGCCGGAAAACAGATAAACGCGATCTGTCTCAACTCCCACGCAGCGCTGCGACCGCTGACGCAGAATGTCATTTACAATGTCAAAGTCCTGCTTGCTTACCAGCGCGGGACAGGCGTTCTCGATGCCGTACACCTCACCAATATAAAGCCGGTTCCGAAAATAGTTTACATACTTGTTATATGCCCGGTCAATGCCCCACGTCTCAAGCATATAGCGCTTTACGCCCAACACGCTTTGCAGCCTGATATACGCCGCAAACATATCTCGTGCGGCATCTGCCGTATCGTTATCAATCTGGTATTGCCTGTCCTTGATGATATACCCTAAAGGGGCTTTTGACCCTGCCGGTTGACCTTTTGCCCGTTTGCCGTCGTTGATAAATTTGATTCGCTCGCTTGTACGGTCGGCTTCGTCCTGCGCGACGGAAAGCATGATGTTGACCTTCAAGCGCCCGGACGCGGTGCGCGTCTCGTAGTCCTCTTCCGTCGCTTGCCATGTCACACCGTATTTGTCCAGCTGCGTCTGCACGTCGTAGTACCCGGCGACATTGCGAAACCATCGATCGAGTTTAATAAACAAGATCGTGTCTACCTCCCCCGCTTTGCAATCGTCCAGCAGCCGCAGGAGCGCAGGGCGCTTTTTATACGGCTTTCGCGCGGATATGCCCGCGTCTTCATATATGCCCACAACGGTCATTTTATTTGCTTTGGCATACATTGTCAGCGTGTCCCGCTGCTCTTGTAGAGACAAACCATGCCGCGCCTGTTCCTCGCTGGACACGCGGATATATAGCGCCGCTCTCATCAAATCCCCCTCCAATCAATGTACAAGCACCACGCGGCCAGAAAGACGATAATGACAAACATTATAGCAATCACACCGTTGCGGATACGCACTCCACGCCGCATGATCTCGATCGTATCAGCCTTTGCGTCAACATGGCGTTCCAGCTCATCATTCCGCGCTTGCAACGTTTCCTCGGTCGGCGTCAGGTGTTCGGAAATTCCGAACGCTTCATCAAGCGATATTCCAAGCGCCTTGCAGATCGGCGCGACGGTGTAGATGGACGGAGATTTAGAAAACTTGGAAAAGAAGTTCTGCACGGTGGACAGCGGCACGCCGGAAGCGTCGGAAATGTCCTGATATGTTAGTTTCAGTTCTTCTTTACGGATTCTACACACTTCTTGAATGTTCATTTACGCCACCTTAATTTTTTCGATTTTTGCGCCGCAAAGTCGCAAGATGAGGGCTTGCCGAACCACGTCGAGCGCTGTCTTATTGCAATGTTTCGGTGTTGAATTGCCAAGGTAAAGCGGAGTATGGTCAAAACAAGCAGCGGCGACCGCTTCCCGCTGCTGCTGAAAAGCCCTCGCCGTTGTTGCAGAGGCGGCGAGGGCTAACCTTACTTCATACCAAGGAGCTTGCCAAGTTTTCTTTGCCGCCCTGCTTTGGTCGTAGGAATTCCGGTTGCTTTTGAAATTTTCCTTTTCATCTTCGTGATTCCGAGCGCACGTTTCCAGCTAAAGGACAGACCGGGGATCTTGCTCTTCGCCATTTGGCGCACCACCTTTTATTCGTATATTTTCGACTGCACAAAGTGCAATAATCGACATATAGCCCCGTTGCAGAAATATTTGGAGGGACACAAAATGTTGTGTAATGACGTGAAAAGGGATACAATAGAGTATCAAAAGATGCTGGAAGAAGCCTTTGACCTGATACAAAAGTTATCCGACGAACAACTTCAAAAAATCATGGAGGCTCTAAAATGAAAATTTGGGCAATCAGTAAAGGAAAAGGTGCCGAGTACGAAGTCGGCATGGAATGTGACTGCATGGATCTCGAGACCGCAATGACCAAGCTTTACCAAATGGCGCGAAACCTGTTTACCGGCGAACTTGAGCTTTTTTGGAAAGAGGGCGAAACCGGCAAGGCTACATTTTAACCGTTGGCTTTCCGCTTGCACTCGATCACGGTATTTAGCCGCTTCAAGATCGCGTCGCAATTTGGCGTAAACCGCTCTATCAATCCGCTGAGTTTGTCAACCTCGACCGCCATTTCCCCAGTCGCCTTTGCCCGATAAACGGCGACGGCATCGGTCGCGTCATGGAAGCCATTCGGAGACGGATATTTTGCGTAAAGGGAAACGGTAGATACCATTTTGTCAAAATCGGCATCGCAGGCCGTTTCCTTTTCGTGCGCCCAGATGGCTTGCAGCTTTTTTATTTCTGCCTTTGCCGCCTGTTTTGCAACGATCCATGCGACAATGCCGGAAATAGCAGCACAGCCGAGTGAAATGACGATTTCTTTCATTGGTCTTCCTCAAAAGCAGCGCGACCCATTTTTATAAACCGCTCCAGCTTTTCCGGCGGTAATGACAACACAAACTGAATAGCGGCCTTCTGCAAATCTGTATAGCCCTCGCCCTCTGTGGCGGGGGCTTTTTCGTTCTCGCTCGGCGTTATTCCCGCCAGCTCAAGAATAGACGCACCCAAGTAATTTGCAATTACTTCAATGGTTTCAAACGGTGGGCTTTTTTTGGAATCTTCCCACTTACCAATCATTCCATTCCCAAGGCCAAGGTCTTTCTCTATTTGTTTAATCGAGGTCCCGCGCATTTGCGCAAAGCTTCTTATGTTTTGGACGATGAGTTTATTACGTATATTCATAGGCAAAAATATTTCCATTTGTAGCGAGTTAGCTATTGACAAGTAGCGGATTTTCGACTATAATAGCTTTCAGAGGGTAACAAAAAACCAAGCCCCCACCGAATGCGGGCCTTAGAAAATGTTGAATTATGTCTGCAAAACCATAATAGCGCATTTTCTATCTTCTTGTCAAGAGCGTGGGGGCAATTCCCTCAAAATTTTCTATGCTACGCTATAGAAAATTCGCATTGTCAAGGACAATGCGAATGAGTGTGAAAGGAGGATCGAGAGTGATTTATGAGAACGTCAAGCGCCTTTGCGATGAGCGAAATATCAGCATTTGGGCGCTTGAGAGAGCGTGCGGCATCGCAAATGGCGCGATTGGGAAGTGGAATGGCAGCATCAATGCTCCGCGCATTGACACCGTGAAAGCCATTGCCGACTACTTCGGCGTTACCGTAGATGCACTGCTGAAATCCAGCGAAGAGAACTAACACACAACAGGAGGGGGGGGGAGATGACCCGTATGAATGAGAACTGGGCAATCTGCCACGATAACGGCGTTGCGGAACAGCACGGCGTAAGCGATGGTTTCACTTCCGAGGCGCAGGCCGTAAAATTTGCGGCAGCCCTGGCAGCGCGCGGCGTTACCATCTATGAAGTATGGCGGGTGGAATAAAAAATGCCCCGCCCAATGTTGCAGCATCGAGCGGGGCGGGTGGGACAAATCTCACCACAAGATATTGTGTCCGTGCTTATTGTAGCACGAGAGAAAGGAAAAGGCAATGAGAAAAAAGCCAGAGTACAAAATCATTTGGGTCACGCCCCCTGACCCTGTAAAGCTGGGGACGATCATGGGCGAGATTTACGCTCGCGGTCGCGGCCTTGAGTTTGTCGGCCTCGTGCCGAACGAGAAGGAGGTTGAAAAGCGTGGTTGACACGTTGTTTTTCGGCGGCATCGCCGCTGCGGTGATCGCGCTCAACGGCTGCGACTTCAAGACGGGGCTTGCCGTTATCGGTGCGTGCGCGGTGTGCAAGGTGCTGTGTGATCTGCTGCCGTTTATCGACAGGGGGTGCAGGAAGTGAAATGCGAGCTGTACCATGACAACTTCCAGAATTTCAAGAAATACGGGATCCCAAAGGCGCAGCTCGTGATTGCAGACATTCCCTATAACATCGGCGCTGACGCTTACGGGAGCAATCCGACATGGTACATCGGCGGCGACAACAAAAACGGCGAGAGCAAAAAAGCAAAGAGCAGCTTTTTCAACTCTGATGGCTATTTCAAGATCGCCGAGTATATGCACTTCTGCAACCGGCTTTTGAAGAAAGAGCCGAAGGAGAAAGGGCAAGCCCCGGCAATACTTGTTTTTTGTGCGTTCGACCAGATGCAGACCGTCGTGGAGTACGGAAAGCAGTACGGATTCAAGAACAGTTACCCGATGTTTTTTTGCAAGAACTATTCCGCGCAGGTGCTTAAAGCCAATATGCGAGTAGTAGGGGCGACAGAGTTTGCGGTAGTGTTGTACCGCGACAAGCTGCCGAAATTCAACAACGGGCGCGAGATCGGCGAAGATGGGAAACCGATTCGCGGCACGGGGAAGATGGTTTTTGACTGGAAGAAGTGGGAACGTGACGGTAAGGATATTCCTAAGATTCACCCCACGCAGAAGCCGGTGAACGTGCTGAAACGGCTGATTGAAGTTTTCACTGACCCCGGCGACGTTGTAATTGACCCATGCGCGGGAAGCGCAACCACCCTCCGTGCGGCGTATGAGCTGGGGCGGAACGCTTACGGGTTTGAGATCGACAGGAATTTTTACAAGGCGGCGCAAGAGGAAATGCTCGCCCCGCTATTTGAGAAACCCGCACAAATCACGATGGAAGAGGTGATACGATGAGACGTCACGACAAGCGCACGAGAGAGCAGCGCAAGGCCGACGAATCGGCGCTGGTTGCGGCGGCGTGTCTGGGGGCGACGATCCTCTTGATCGTGATCTCGATCCTTGCCACCAGCGCGCAGGCGGTCGATGCGGAGGAAGCGCCGGCCGTAGAGGAGTATGACCCCGCGTGGGACATTCCCGCAACCGAAAGCGCGGTGTGCAATGACGTTTTTCTTGGCGAGTTTACGCTGACGGCCTACTGCCCCGGACGGTGCTGCTGCGGCAAGTGGGCAAGCGGATACACCGCGACCGGCACGCTGGCGACCGAGGGACGCACGATCGCGGTCGACCCGCAGGCGATCCCCTACGGCACGCACGTCCTGCTGATCTGGCCGGACGGCACGCAGCGCGGCTACATCGCGGAGGACTGCAGCGGAGGAGTGAACGGAAACCACATCGATGTGTTTTTCAACGACCATCAGGCGGCGCGCGTATTCGGCGTGCAGAGCGCGATGGTTTACATGGAGGTGGAGACATGATCTATCGCTGCACGTGCTGCCACCTCATTTTTGACGAGCCGGACGTTATGCGGCGGCGCGAGAACCTTGACGGCGAGCGCGGCTATTACTGGCACGAAACGCTGGTATGCCCCTTCTGCGGTGAGGAATGGATAACGGAGGTAAAAGATGAAGAATGACGGGGTAAGTGAGTACGCGCGCTGCACAGTAGATATTTACTTCCCTAACAAAGAAGTTAAGTGCATGTATTGCCCATTGCTGGAAACGTACTCGCGTAATCAGTGCCGGAGAACCGGCGAATACATCGCAGACACGCGTGGCATCGGCATCTGGTGCCCGCTGAAAATGGAGGAGTTACCTGATGGAGAACCTTGGAATCTATGAAAGCGTGCGGCAAGTCCCGCAGTCCGCACAGCGCGAAATTCAAGCGGGGAGGCTGAAAGGCAAGACCGACATTAACCCCATGTGGCGCATTAAGGCGCTGACGGAGCAGTTCGGCCCTTGCGGTATTGGTTGGAAATATACCATCACTGATAAGCGCCTTGAAAATGGCGCGAACAACGAGGTTTCCGCATTTGTAGACATCGACCTTTACATCAAAGTCGACGGGGAGTGGTCAGATGCGATCCCTGGCACAGGCGGCAGCGCGTTTGTTGCCAGTGAACGAAATGGCCTTTACACCTCTGACGAGTGCTTCAAAATGGCGCTGACCGATGCTATCTCCGTTGCCTGCAAGGCGCTCGGATTTGGCGCCGATGTGTATTGGGCGAAGGACGCGACCAAGTACACACAAAGGCCGGAGAGACAGCAACCAAACGAGGCGGCTGGGAAACCGGTTTGCAAGGACTGCGGCAAGCCCATCTACCCCGTGACGCACGGCGGCAAGAAATATTCCGTTGCCGAGATTGCGGAGAACGCGATAAATACCTATAAAGCGCCGCTCTGCTGGGCGTGCATGACGGCAAGGAGAAAAGCCAATGAAAGCCCGACTGCATGATCTATCCCTTGCGCGCGATGGTGGGTATTTACTCACCATCGCTACGCGGGAGAATGTCGGTGCGCTGTTTGACGAGCTGCATGAGGGAGACGTTGACGTGACCGTCAAGAAGCACCGTGAGAAGCGGAGCCTCGATGCCAATGCTTACTCATGGGTGTTGCTGGACAAGCTTGCAGAAGTCACAGGAACGCCCAAGAGCGAGATTTACCGCCGAGAGGTCAGGGACGTTGGCGGCAACACAGAAACCGTCTGTGTGCGCGTGAAGGCCGTACAGAAGCTATGCGACGGCTGGAACAAGAATGGTATCGGCTGGCAGACGGAAGTGATGGACAGCAAAATTGACGGCTGCAAGAATGTGGTGCTGTATTACGGCTCGTCCACCTTTGACACAAAGCAAATGTCACGCCTGATCGACAACATCGTGCAGGATTGCAAGGAGCTGGGCATTGAGACACTGACCCCGCAACAGCTTGACGCACTAAAGGAGGAATGGGGCAGATGACTAAAAGCATCATGCAGGACAAGCGAGAATGCTATATCTCAGGATTCTCAACGAACCTCGCGCGGCATCACATTTACGGCGGCGGTCGCAGACAGCTATCCGACATTTGGGGCTGCTGGGTGTGGCTGCGTGCCGACTGGCACAACATGGCCGATTACGGCGTGCACGGGAAAGACGGCCACGAACTGGATATGCGGCTGAAACGCGAGTGTCAGAAACGCTTTGAAGAACTTTATGGCCATGACACGTTCATGGCGGTATTTAAAAAGAACTATTTGGAGGAGTAAAAAATGGCGAAGTACCCGGAAGAAGTTTCGAAAAGAATCGCTGAATTAGAAACACAAATTGAAGCGTTGAAAGGAGCAAATTCAAGGACTCTAATTTCTCCTGAGAAGTCATTTGAATTAGCGGGAAAAACCTGCTACTACGACAGTGATATAAGGGCTATGCTGTCGAGACTCTTGAGGTCGATTGCAGCTGGACCAAGCACGAAATTCGGCAAGACGGGCAAGACTAAAATTAAGAGCATTGAAGAATTTACGGATCAGGAATTTTTAATTCTAAAAAATGCCGCAGATAGAATTCTGGATATTTTGATTGAAAGCGCAGAGGAGGTACGCAAGTGAGTTTGAACAGAGTTTGCATCATGGGGCGCATTACGCGCGATCTGGAACTGCGCCGCACGCAGGACGGAACGGCGGTCACGAGCTTCACCGTTGCCGTCGATGACGATTTCAAGAGCAAGGCAACCGGCGAGAAGAAAACTTATTTCCTCGATGTAGTTGCGTGGCGGCAGACGGCAGAGTTCGCTTGCCAGTATCTCGGCAAAGGCCGTATGGTCGTTGTCGAGGGCAAGCTCACCGTCCGCGACTGGACGGACAAGGACGGCAATAAGCGCCGCAACGCGGAGATCATCGCCGATAATATCTATTTCGGTGACAGCAAGCGCAACGATGCTACCGAGCCGCATTTCACCGTAGAGAGCGCCGCAGGCGACTTTGCGGTGATCAGTGAGGACGACGGCGATCTACCGTTTTAAGGCAGTGGAGGCATGGCGGAGAGCAAAGAATATGTCAAGCTCTGGCTGAGCTACGAGGACTATTTCCACGAGTATGACGACGAGTCGATCGGGGCTATCGTCCGGGCGATGCTCGCTTACCGGAAAAACGGAGAACAGCCGCAGTTTGAAGGCCCCGAACGGTTTATTTGGCCCGCGATTCAGCGGGATATTGACGAGTCCATAAAGGCGCAGGAAGCCGCCGCCAATGCCTGTCGAGAGAACGGCAAAAAGGGCGGCAGACCGCCGAAAACAAGCGGCTTTTTGGAAACCAAGGAAAACCAAAAAAACCAAAGCGGTTTTTTAGAAACCAAAAAAAGCCAAGGACAAGGACAAGGACAAGGACAAGGACAAGGACAAGGACAAGGACATATACCCCCTAAATCCCCCTCTGCGGGGGACGCATTCGAGCGTTTTTGGTCAGTTTACCCGCGAAAAATCGGGAAACAGTCTGCTAAGAGAGCTTTCGAGCGGGTCAAAGTCCCACTCGAAACACTTGTGACCGCGGTGGAGCGGCAGAAGTGCAGCGACCAATGGACGCAGAACAACGGGCAGTTTATTCCACACCCCGCCACATGGCTGAATCAAGGCCGGTGGGACGATGAGCTGCCCGAGAGCGCGGGGGTGCATCGGAACACTGGGGCTTTTACCGGCGGCGATGTATTCGCCGAGATGCTTGAGGAGGAAAAGAACCGTGGAAAGAGCTAATGTAATTAGCCTTTTGGGGCGATTGAAACAGGCTTATCCGCAGGCCTATGCCAAGATGACCCGCGCAGAAGCCGAAGAGCTGGTTTCCCTCTGGGCGGACATGCTGGGCAATGAAGACCCCGCCGAAGCGATGGACGCAGTGAATGCGCTGATTGCCGAGGATACGAGGGGATTCCCCCCGAAAGTCGGCCAAGTGCTGGCAAAGATCAGGGGTACAGCTTCCCCGCACGTCTCGGTGGCGTGGATGAAGCCATACATCGAGCGGACAGCCGAACAGGAGGTATTCATGCCGAGCGTATCGCGCTATGCGAGAGAACGCGGGCTGACGTGGGAAGCGGCGGCTGCCGAAATGGCAGGCGGTGCGCCGTGAGCGGGTATCGCGGGGGCATTTTCAAGTGCCCGTTTTACTCGCGGGACTACCGCGACTATCTCAACTGCGAAGGCGCCCAAGTCAAACTGCCGAAAGAAGAACTGGACGAATATACGCGGCGCTACTGCGCCAACGAAGAATGGCGGCGCTGCCCGATCGCTCGGGCGCTGACGCTGCACTACGAAAGGACGGAGAACCGATGAGCGAAAGAAACAGATACAAGGTAAAACAGCTTGCGGTCGGCCTGCGGGACGATCCGTGCGACCAAAATGGCGCAAAGGAGGCAGAGGAATGAGACTGGCTATCATGGACACCAACGCGTTCAACACGATTATCGCCGCCGTAAAGGGCGCGGTATCAACGAGCGTGGCAAAGCCGATGTACAAGAATATTAGGTTGGAATTTCGCAAGAAGAACAAGGCGGTTACGGCTATCGCCACAGACGGCTTCCGGCTTTTCGTGGAGCACTCGACCTGCTACGAGGTCGAAGAGGATTTCGATTGCTACATCAAGCCGAGTATCCGCCTGCCACGCGGTAATTCCATGCGCTTGGAGCTGAAAGAGCGGGGCAAGGCGGAAAGCGCGGTTGAGATCGAATGCCTCGGCTGCATCTTCGGTTTTGTTCAGCCGGTTGGAGAGTTTCTGGATTGGGAAAAAGTCCTGCCCAATGAGCCGACATTCCGTATCGGCGTGAATGCCGAGTATCTTCTCTCGGCGTTGCAGGCGGCAAAGTCCAGCGTAGGCGGCGCTTTCAAGCAGCCTGCTATTCTGGAATTCCGTGGGCCAATCGGACCCATTACGATCAAGACCAACCACGAGGACGTCAAAATGGTCCTGCCGGTACGAATCAGGGAGGCCGACAATGGCGCTGACATCGGCTGACCTCGCGAGGCTCGGGCCGCAGGCGCAGAAGCAGGTGCTTGACAAGCTGGCAGGCACGCAGAAGCCCCCAAAAAGCAAGTACGGAAACCGCAAGGTCGTGTGCGACGGCATCAAGTTCGATTCCGAGCGTGAAGCGGCGCGGTTCGGCGAGCTGAAAGTGCTGCGTGCGATGGGCAGGATTCGCGACCTGCGGCTGCAAGCGAATTTCACGCTCGTGGAGGGCTACACGACCATTGAGGGTGAGAGAATCAAGCCGATGGTCTATCGCGCGGATTTTGTTTACGAGCGGGCGACCGAGCCGGACTGCAACGGCACGGTGTATTGGCTGCGAGAGGTCGAGGACGCGAAGGGCGCAAAAACGAAGGACTATCTGCTGAAAAAGAAGCTGATGCAGGACAAGTACGGCATCACGATCCGTGAGGTGTGAGATGAGCTTTGAACACTGCCAATCCTGCCTGCCGCCGACGAGGTATCCCGGCTGTCAGGATTACTGCCCGTACTACGCGGCGGACAAAGAAAAAAGCGACGCAAGCCGCAGGGCGAAAGAGGAAGAATACCGCGCCATTGATGATTTCCGTGTGGCGCGCAGATTCAAGCAAAAGCGGCTGCAAAATCTGAAATGACGAAATGAGGGAGCGAAAAGATGAAATACAGACAGCTGTATGTGGCGATTGACCACAAGCATGCAGGTGTTGTTACCTGTGTGGCAGACTCACCGACAGAGCTTGCCAAAAAGTGCGGCGTTGACCTCAGCGCGGTATCGCACTCTGTTTCTGCCATGCGGCAGAATCCGCAGAAAAAGCGCAGATTTGCAAGCGTCTGGACGGCGTGGAGCGACAGGGAATATGCAAAATATTTCGGGGAGGTGCGCGCATGAACATTGCTGAAAATATCGATTGCCTGAAGGCAATGAAGAATTTGCCGGACAAGGCTTTTGACCTCGCTGTGGTCGATCCGCCGTATTTCAGCGGTCCGGAGCGGCGTGGGTATTACGGCTGCAAGGTCAGCAAAATCGGTGTACACAGAGACTACCACATATCGCCGAAGTGGGACATTCCGACACGCGAATATTTCGATGAGCTGGAACGGGTCGCAAAGCGCTATATCGTTTGGGGCTGCAACTATTTCGACTATCACTTTGCGCCGGGGCGCATTGTTTGGGACAAGTGCAACGAGGGCAGTTCCTTCAGCGATTGTGAGATCGCGGCCACAAATTGCCACGACAGCGTGCGGATTTTCCGTTACATGTGGAACGGCATGATGCAGGGCAAGAGCATTTCGGAAGGCTTTGTTCAGCAAGGGAATAAGGCGATGAACGAGCAGCGCATTCATCCGACGCAGAAGCCTGTGGCGCTTTACGTGTGGTTGCTTCAGAAGTACGCGAAGCCCGGGGATAAAATACTCGATACCCACCTCGGCAGTGGAAGCAGCCGCATTGCTGCATTGGAGCTTGGGCTCGATTTTGTGGGGTACGAAATTAACGAGCACTACTACGAAGCGCAGGAAAAGCGCTTTGAGGAATATGTCTCGCAGGGGAGCTTGTTTTTGCGGGAGGTGCTGACATGCTGAGAGTGCATCGGGCAAAGACCCCGTTTGAGCGCTGCGTCTATCCGGCGCTAAAAGAAGCGCTGGAAAAGACGGACTTGTCGCAAATCCAGCTGGCGAAAGAGTGCGGCGTTGCGCAGTCGATCATCATTCGGTGGACGTTTGGGGACTGTGAGTGCACCGTGAAATTCCTGCTCAAGCTGGAAGAGATCACGGGTAAGCTGTTCCGGGAGCTGTTCGGGGAATGCGAGGGGAGACGATGAAGATTTTAGTTGCCTGCGAGGAATCGCAGGAAGTGTGCAAGGCGTTCCGGGCATTGGGGCATGAGGCTTATTCTTGTGACATTCAGGGACCGTCCGGCGGCCACCCTGAGTGGCACATACTCGGCGATGCGCTCAAGGCCATCGAGGGGGGGCAAGTGACCACAATGGACGGGCAGACGCATGACGTCGGGAAATGGGATATGATTATTGCTTTTCCGCCCTGCACCAAAACCAGCAACGCTGGAGCGCGGCACTTGTATAGGGGCGGCAAGCTCAATATCAAGCGGTATTATGAGGGTTTGCGCGGCAAAGCGCTGTTTTTAGCTATTTGGGCAGCGGATTGTGAAAAAGTTGTGATCGAGAATCCGACGCCGAGTAAAGTCTTTGAGTATCCAGAGCCAACCCAAGCCATCCAGCCCTATCAATACGGGCACCCGTTTAGCAAAAAAACCTTGCTGTGGGAGCGTGGCGTCCAGCCGTTGGAGCCGACCAATATTGTTGAGCCGACGGCAACATGGTGTCCGAGCGGGAGCTACAGCCATAAGCATGGGGAACAGCATAAAGGTATGTTTACCACGGATAGGGCAAAAAAACGCGCAAAGACCTTCCCCGGCATCGCCCGAGCCATGGCGGAGCAATGGGGAGGAGACGTTAGGGAGGAATGACCATGTACATCGGCGAACCATTTAGCTGGAAGCCTGCCGCATTTGAGGGCAGCAACGGCATTATGAGCGTGACCACGAAAGAGACGACTGCGCACGGGCGCGTCGTCTACATCAACGAGGCTCACCGCTACTTTACGGCGGAGGCGGATATCAACGGAAATAAGCTCAGAGAGAGCTTTAAATTTTAACAAAAATCAGGAGGAATTTCATCATGAACAACAATCAGGACTATATCGTTCGCTGTGACCGCGCAGGCGTTTTCTTTGGCAAGATCAAGGAACGCAACGGCTCCGAGGTCACCATGACCGAGGTTCGCAAGCTGTGGAACTGGGACGGCGCGTGTGCCGTGGAGCAGTTGGCGCAGGACGGTACGAAAGCCCCGGGCAACTGCCGTTTTACCGTGACGATCCCCGAAATGACCGTGCTGGGCGCGATCCAAATCATCCCGTGCACGGATGAGGCATCTGCGTCGCTTCGAGGCGTAAAGGAGTGGAAGAGATGATGCTTGATGATAAAATCAAAGCCTTTCTGACTGTGAGCTCCGGCTACGGCTCCGGCTACGGCGACGGCGACGGCTCCGGCTACGGCTGCGGCTACGGCTACGGCTCCGGCTACGGCGACGGCTACGGCTACGGCTCCGGCTACGGCTACGGCGACGGCTACGGCTCCGGCGACGGCGACGGCGACGGCTCCGGCGACGGCTTCGGCTACGGCTACGGCTCCGGCTACGGCGACGGCTACGGCTACGGCTCCGGCTACGGCTACGGCTACGGCTACGGCGACGGAATTAAGAGTTTCAATCGGGAAACGGCCTATCGAATTGATGGCGTCAATACGCTGATTCGTTCCGTGCACGGCAACACTGCGCACGGGGCAATTTTGAACGGCGATTTGACGCTCACGCCGTGCTACATCGTCGAGCAGGACAATGTTTTTGCACACGGCGAAACGCTGCGCGAAGCAATGGAGGCGTTGCGAGACAAGCTTTTCGAGGATATGCCGGAAGACGAGCGTATAGATGCGTTCCTGCGAGAGACAGACCGCGAGAAAGCATATCCGACACAGTATTTTTACGGTTGGCATCACCGTTTGACCGGCTCATGCGACATGGGGCGAAAGCAGTTTGCCCGAGACCTCGGTGTTGACCTCGAGCATGGCATGATGACACTGACGGAGTTTTTGGAGCTGACAAAAGACGCTTATGGCGGAGACGTGATTCGAAAAGTGATTAGTAAGATGCAGGAGGTAAAGTGATGGAACGACTGACATTTGAGGGGAACTTCTGCGACATCGCGCAATGTCGGGAGCTTCCGTGCCCGTATAACGGCGCGTGCTCCCAGCGTAAAGTGTGGGAGCGCCTTGCCGCCTACGAGGACACGAGGCTTGAGCCTGAGGAAGTGTCCTCGCTGGTTAAAGACTGGAGCAACCTTTGCACTATCGTTGGAGAGTGCGGCGGAATAAGCCGCCTCCGCGAACTGGCCGAAGCCGACAAGGATGGTCGGCTGGTGGTGCTGCCGTGCAAGGTGGGCGATAAAGTGTGGGCAAATCTTGACGGGATGCGGTACCCCCGCAAATGCGTGATAGAATTTGTGAACATTGGAAGCCACGTTACGACCATTGTATTTTCCACGGTAGATGGATTAAGAGAACAGTACGGGGCCAATCCTAACTCATTTGGCAAGACCGTATTTCTCATCCGCGAGGAGGCGGAGAAAGCATTGGAGGCGATGAAGAATGTTTGAATTAAAATCCTGCCCGTTTTGCGGCGGCACAAAACTCAAGGTCGAGCGAAAGTCTCGTCCCGCGGGGTGGAATGGTCTTGATATGCGCGTAGACATGCACACCTACTCTGTCCGATGCAACACTTGCCACGCGCGTGGAGGAGCTGTTGGTGGTCGCGTTATGAATGACCCGTGGACACGCTGCGCTCAGCTTCCCGACTGGGCTACGACGGACAAAACTCTGGAAGCAAAAGCAATCGAAGCATGGAACAGGAGGGCTTTCGATGAAAAGCGAAGTATGGAAAGATATTAAAGGGTTTGAGGGGTGGTATCAGGTGTCCAGTTTTGGGAATGTTCGTAGGATTGCCCCCGTAAACGGAAGTGTGCGGTGCAAAAATTTAAAACCGTGGGTGAATACGCGAGGATATAGCTATGTAACGCTAAATGTCCATTGCAAAAAGACGGTATTTCGTTTGCATAGATTGGTGGCAGAACATTTTATTGGGGACCCGTTACCAGAAGAAACCGATGTGAATCACAAAGACGGAAACAAACAAAATAACTCTGCGTCAAATCTTGAATGGTGTACAAGGAGCGAGAATATGAAACACGCAATTAGAACAGGCCTATTCTATCCAAGAATAGGCCCGAGGAAGGCAGGCTGACAATGGCTGAATACATTGAGCGGGGTACATTTATCGAGGCGGTGAAAGATATTCCAATGTGGGGCAGCGTGGCGGCTATGATTGCGGATAGTATTCCCACCGCCGATGTTGCCCCGGTGACGCGGTGCAAGGACTGCAAGCACAGTTGGGAGGATACCGGCGGACTGTGCTGTAGTTACGGGCCGCTCGTAGATAGCATTGTGCCGGAAGATTTCTTCTGCGCATACGGCGAGCCGAAGGAGGCCGCACATGCTGACGATCACGATTAAAGCCAACGTCCCCGCCGCTGACGCGCAGGGCATCAAGGAGCGCATCGCCATGGATATCGAGCGATACGGCGACTGCAAGGTCGTTAGCATCGTGAGCGACAGAGGGCGGGAAGAACAGTTACGAATGAAAGGAGACAAGCTATGAGCATCAACATCAAGAAGTACACAAAAGACCAGATGGCAAAGATGGTGGAGGACGCGCAGACGGAAGTGCAGGAATTAAAGCGGGTCAGCCAGTTAAACGGCGAAGCAATCACCCGCGAGAACGTGATTGCGAACCTGAAAGCGGACAATGATATCCTGCTCGGGAAACTCAAGGACACCGAAACCGCGCTTGGCAAGTCAGCTAACGAAGCGTCCAGACTGGTAAGCGATTTACAGGCCGCGAGAATGCAGGTGCTTGACCTTGGGACAGAGGTAGACGTTGCGCGCAATCACCCGTGGCGCAACCTGTGGGCGTGGTTCAAACGGGAGGCGGCGCGCCATGAGTAACGATCCGTTTAAATGGAGTACACCGCCGAGAGGGGGCGCACCTGTCAATAGTCCGTGCATCGAGCATGACAATGTAAATCACCCCGCGCATTACACGGCGGGAGGGGTCGAGTGCATCGACGCTATTGCGGCCGCATTGACGTGCCAGAAAGACCCGATGCAAGCATGGCTGACGGGACAGGTGCTCAAGTACATGTGGCGATGGCCGCTGAAAAACGGCAAGGAAGATCTGCGAAAGGCGAGATTCTATCTTGACAGGCTGATCAACAGCGCGGGAGATGATTGAGGTGATGCGATGAGCACGTTTCCTGACCGGCTGCGCAGATTGCGCGAACGCCATCAGCTAAAGCGCTGCGTGCTGTCCGAGCTGTGCGGGCTGAATCGCAACACGATTAAACGCTACGAGATGGGGACGCAGAAACCGTCAATGGACGCGCTGATAAGCATTGCCGACTATTTCGGCGTGTCGATTGATTACCTTCTTGGCCGATCTGACTACCCCAAAAGTTTATAAAAAATTTTTGCAAAACTCACTTATAAGTGAGTCGGGGCATTACAATTATGGGAGAATTGAATCGCAGAGGTGTAAAAACCTTTGCGGTTCTCTCATTTATGGCGTCCACCTCCTGCGCCATAGCGGGGCGCGGTGCTTTTCATCTTTTCACACCGCCCCCCGCAACATGCCGCACGCACGATGCAGCCCACGATCAGGGCCGAGAGGTCGCCCCTCTCATGCGGCACAGGACCCCGCGCACCTCTCAACGATGTGGCCCAGCGGGGACATACGCAGACGTAGTTCAATCGGCAGAGCACCGCGCCAGGAGGTAGATGCAGGTTCAAACCCTGCCGTCTGCGCCAAAAGAGGAAAGCCACTGCCTTTGGCAATGGGCAAAGCCCGCCTGAAAATGCGGCAATAATGGTTCGCGTGAGCATGGGGTGAGCGATTAAATCAGGCCAAATCGGCGACAACACCGGGCGAGCCTGAGCCGGTAAGTGTATGCCCCTCGGGGGCGGGTAAAGTCTGCTATGTAAGGCCAAGGGGTGGGGGCTGGTAGCAAAAATAATTTGACAACGCTTATCGGTGTATCAAAGCGGTAATAGACTGTGACGGGCGGATGAAATTAGACCGCAGCACGACAGCAATTAACGCAAGGAATGTAAGCAGAAGCAAAGCAAATGTAAGCAATTGCAAGCAAAATGTTTACATCGCATAGCTCAGAGAGAGAAAAGAAAAGCCCCCTTGTTTCCCCCCTCTCTTCTTCTCCCCCTTGCATCCCCCGTATTATCTTACCCCCTATAATCCCCCAAAAGAAAAGAGAGAGCGAGCGACATTTTGCGCGCGAGAGCGACGAGGTGATGACATGGCTGCGCGTCTGACAGACCGGCAGAAAAAGAAAATACTGGCGGACTATGTGCAGACGAACAACTATTGCG